TCCCTTGTTGATGACTTCTTCTGCCATGATATGGCTGGGCCAGCTGAACGGATTAGATCCACGAGCAGGTATAGTACCTTCACGAATGTACCGTTCAAGATAGGTGTGCATTCTGGTGCCGCGATTGGCTGCTTCTGTAGTGATAGCTTGTGCTCGTTCTGCGCCCACTGTTCGTCGCCAATTGTGCAAGGCAGCTTTGCTTTCTTCACTTTTGGTTTGATCTAGGATGGTAGTTACACTAGGTAACTTATTGCCATCTGGGGTGGCATAAAATCTCTTGCCGTCTATTGTGACCCTGGGGATGGGTTGATAATCAAATTTTGGGTTGTACATTGTTTTGATTGGTTATCCAGGTGTGTAATGTTTGTGCAATTAGTTCATGGCCTAATTCATTTGGGTGGCCACACTCACGCAAGTATTGATTTGGTGCTTTCTTCATTAAGTATATTGGGAGTTCATACCTAAATAGTTGTAAACAAGATTTGTGATATATTTTATCAGTATCAATTCCAGGTAAATTTAAATCAAGATCACTCCATCCAACAATGTAGTAATCTTGTATTTTGTATTGTCGACATATGGCTTGCATGCTCAACACATTTTTATGTAAATTAAAGTTAAGCGTAGAAATTGACGTAAAATGCTTTATATAATTTTTAGAAATTTCATCAGTTTGGTTGACTCCTAAGTCAACAACCTTAACACTAGCAAGGTCTTCAACACCAAAAATACTTTTAGTTTCATCTATGGGTATTGAATTTTCTACAGGTATATCTGTACGTTTAACATAGTCAAGCAGTTGTAACACTGATCTGCTGTTGCTGGACCCTTGTATACCTAAATTAGTAAAATTGGTTGCAGATAATTTGTTAGCCAGTCGAGCCCCAAATGTATCTGTTTCTAATACACCAAGCCCCACAGTCCAACTGCATCCAAAAACCGCCAGAGCTGTCACACTCTAAAACTTTCTCCACAGCCGCATCGGTCTCGCTCGTTAGGATTGCGAAACTCAAATCCTTCATTAAGACCCTGGCGTAGATAGTCTACAGTGACACCTCTGAGATACACTTCATTTTTCTTATCAACCAGTACCACAAAGTCTGCTTGGGCATAGTTAATATCAAATTCTGAAGGTTTGTATTCTTGTACGTATTCTAACACATAGGCCAGGCCTGAGCAACCAGTGGTCTTTACTCCAAGACGTATGCCAGCATAGCCTTTGGATTGCAATAATTTTTGTATTTTGTTTCTGGCAGTGTCAGTGATTGAGATCATGCCGTTTGCGATAGTCCTCTACAGCGGCTTTGATGGCGTCTTCAGCAAGGATTGAACAATGGATTTTGACTGGTGGCAACGAGAGTTCCGTAGCAATCTCTGAATTTTTAAGAGCTGCCGCTTGGTCAAGCGTCCGGCCTTTAACCCACTCGGTAACAAGAGAACTGGAGGCAATCGCACTGCCGCATCCGTATGTTTTGAATCTTGCGTCCGTGATGATACCATCTTGCACCTTGATTTGAAGTTTCATGACGTCGCCGCAGGCAGGCGCACCAACCATACCAGTACCAATATCAGTATCACTCTTATCAAAAGAGCCGACGTTCCTGGGATTTTCATAGTGATCAACCACTTTTTCTGAGTAAGCCATGTTAGATCCTTACCAGCACTTCTTGATAGTACATATCCATAAGGATTGCGGTGTTGCGCAAAAGCAACAGAACTGGTCAAAATAAGCAGGGTAGCGATAAGTCGTTTCATAGCAAACTCCTTTAAGTCAGTAGTATACTACATTTAACGTTTTTGGTCAACCTTTAGTTGACTCAATCAGACGCCGCGGTCCCGTTTTGCTGCCGATTTGGCAGCTGAAGCCACAATGTCCTGAGCTTTGTTTACAGGCATAGCCTTGTCAATTGGGTCTCCACCTTTATAAACAATAGGATCATCTGTGTCAGGTGCCAGCGGTTCTAGCACATTGCTCAGTGGTGGTTGATTGGTTAGTCCAGGCAACATTTGTTTGGTAACTGTGATGCCCAGGCTCTGGGCCAAATTTAAAAACGCATCTTGACTGATTTCTTTGCGGGCCGATTCATCTTCTGCGCGGCCAGATAGAAAATCTACCAGACCCAATAATTTGTCAGGGCTGGGAGTACCTGCGGTATTATCAGCAACTTCGCGTATTAACATTATCTACGTGATCGGCCTAGAGAGCCAGCCTGGGCAGCGGCTGCATCTAGTTCGTCAGCACCTGCTTCTGCACCAGCTTCGGCACCAGCTTCTGCACCAGCTTCTGCACCAGCTTCTACGTCAGCACCTTCAGGTGGCACTGGAGCAGCAGAAGCAGCACCCATACTGGCCATGCCAGCATCAGGTGGAGGTGTTTGACCAGTCACTACGCCAAGTGCGGCGTCTAGTTGTTGTTTGGTGCCTTGTAGATTTTGCATCAATCCTGACAGTGCGGCCGATGCATCGGTATTGAATTGTGTGGCTTGATCAATACCTACTTGGTTCTTGATAGAGTCAACCAAGGCAGGCAGTTCTTTGAATTGCAGTTCAGACACATCTTCTAACATGCCTTGCATTTTGTCAACCATGTCTTGAGCAGCCAACACCACTTGAGCTTGTTGCACTTCGCTTTCTCTCAACATGCGGTATGCGCGGCGCAAACGATTTTCAGCCACAGCGGCTGCATTAGCGTTGACCAACTGTTGTTCGTCAGAACTAAGTGTTTGGCCTTTTTTGAGCTTGTCTTGGGCCATTTTGAGCTTGGGGTCAACTGGCTTGGCGGTACCGGCTGCTGGTTGTCCTGGTTTGGGAGGAACTGCACCTGGCTGTCCTGGAGCAGCCAATGCCGGTGACTGAGGCATCATCTCTGCCAGGCGAGTGGACAAAGCCTGTTCCATCATCATTAGTTTGAGATAGGTAGGATTGCGCTCACTGTAATGGCGTGCACTGGTGCCTTGATGTTCACGGATCAGTTGCTGTACCTTGACCAGCATTGCTGATGTTTGTTTGCGGTTAAGCGATTCCACAGTTATACGCTTGCCAAAATAGCTCTCGAAAACACGAGATATTTGTTTGGTAGGGTTAGGCGCGGCCAGTTCTTGCAATTTCATTTGAGAATCCTCTAAGTTGTAAATATTTAGCCGAATTTATACATTTTTCAAGTTCAGCCGAAATACTCTTGTAGTATATGATCTTGGGTTCAATCTTGGTTCTAACAGTTTCGCGAAACAGGGGATTGCGACTGCGACTGGCAACACTGCGTCTGCATTCAATGTCTGCTGCCACCAAGTTCTTTTGCGCATCCAGTTTTTTGATGTTAAAAGCCAAGTTGAGTTGATGATTTTTGTCAGCCACGCACCAACTGATAGCACTGCGTTTGCTGTGGAAAGTTCCAGCCAAGCTGGTGTATTTGTACACTGCATAGCTATGGTCAGCTTGGGTCAAGTGGTAACAACCAAACACCACCCAACCTCCATGTTCGTCATCAACTATGAGATTGTGGATTGATTCTATTATTTGCTTTTCAGCCCAGCGTTCTAGTTTTTGTTCTCGGGTCATTTCAGTACGTAGTGTGTGACCAGCCAGCCAACTATGCCAGCTAAAAATGTTATGATTCCCAGGCCCCAGGAAATCAGTTGATTATTGCGTTTTTCAGCCATGTCATGCACAATTTCATGCACTTCTTTGACCACTATTTTTACATCGTCAATGTCTTTTTGCACTGTGCTGATTTGCAGTTCCAGTGCTTTGTATCGCTCCGATGTCTGTAGTATCTGGCATGATCAATTATTTATGGCACGGAACCAAATATTTTGATCAGCTCCTTGTGTGCACAACATGGGCAAAATATCAGTTTGTTCGTTTAAATTAGTTACCATGGGCACGCCTGCACAGTCTCTATACAAGGCTGCATGCGGATCACTGTGCCCGTCAACATGAAACGCATCTTCATTGGCAACTTCAAAAGTAAACTGCCAGCGACCATCTACACACTGTGGAGCCGACAGTTCTTCAGGTTGTGTGCGCAACCCAATTACCTGCAACAGGGTTTCTAAATTTCGCTGTTGATTTCTACTGCGATTCCAGTCATTTTGATTTTGAATCAACTGTCCGTGCCGATCATTAAAGGGAATTTGTGACACCCTGAAATTACCAGTTACACCAGTGGCTGAACAATCAAACAGGGTTTCACACATTACTTTCATCGTGTGATATTTAACGACAAAGAAAAACCCTGGATTTTTTACATCCAGGGTTGTTTAGAACAAGTCTAAAATTAAGCAGACAACTTGAAGCCGTTAGCTGTTGCGCTGTCCAACTGATAACCAGTGAAGGTAATGTTGGCAGCTGCCAAAGCTGTAGCAGCGTTAGCAAATGCGCCAGTTGGGTAGTATGCAATTGACAAAGCAGTTGTGTCAACTTGGTACATAGCCACTGTGCAAGTTTGTTGCAGAGCTTGAATAACGTTAGCAACGTATTCTTGAACGCCAGACTGAGTAGCCATGCTGTTGTTAGCAACAAAGCGAACGAAGTCAAGCTTGGGACCAGCTGGTTGAACTGTAGCAGTAGCGCCAGTGGTGCTGGTAGAAGCAGCGATAGGACCGTTTTGTACGTCTAGTGCAAATACTGGTTGTGCATCACCGTTTACGGGGGTATCCTTGAGATCCAAGCTGCTCAAAATGTCCAACTTGAGATTGTGCAACATGATAAAAATTGTAAATGCCGCTGCCAAAGCTTGTTGGTTGGTACTGGGGTTTTTGAGGTATTCCACAATGTTAGCAAACTTTTTGGGTGTCACTGTCTGTTGCAAATACTGCCCAAAGCCACCTACCAAGTTAGAAAAATCGCCAGTGTAGCCTGCATACTGAGGGTTGATGCGTTTGTTGATGTAGTCCACACACAGCTTGGCCAAGTCAGTGATCTGTGCTGCTCGCAGTTCAGCAGGGTTGAACAGTATGTCAATGGCAGCACCATGTGTGCTCAACATCTGTTTTATTTCTTTTGTTTTGTCATTGTTGAGCTCAAGGCTTTTGCCATAAATGGGTGTGATCAGCAACAGTCCAGGGACTTCGTTAAAACTCACGCGGCTCAAGGGTTGCTTGGCTTCGCCTTGGTCAGCATACATGGTGTGCATGGCAATGCCAATTTGACTGTTGCCAATTTTTTGGCCTAGGGCTGATTTGGCTGGAATACGATACTGCACAGTGTTGGGCTTGAACACATAGTTACCGGCCTCCACAGCTGGAGTTTCCATGTACAACAAGTCACCTTTGACATAACCACGAAAGTTTTCTGGTGTGGCTGCTTCCAACACTGGCCATAATGTAGCATAGAGCTGTATGAGTTCGCCTCGCTCGCCGGATCTACGATTTTGAATGTCAGCCATCATTTCAGGGCTAGTGGCAAGACCATCGTATCCCTTGGCTTCAAAGCCGGATCCATCTGTCAACACAAACTCACCAGTGGCAGGTTTGCGTCCAAATATCACCGCTGGTTTGCCGTCCCACTTTACGCTGGTGGTCTTTTGTGGTGCTTCGGCTGCTTGGCTTACAATTTCTAGAGCTTGCTCTCCGCCTCTGCGACCATTGCGAAATATTAAATCTTCAATGTGTTCAATGCCCTTGGCTCTGCCGCCGACGCCGGCTGCTTCGGCTTCGTACAGCCTGTAGGGATTGGTAGTCTCTTGCTCGATCAACGGTGTCATGCCTTGGTTTACAATTCTGTCTCGTAGCTTGGCCAAGAAGTGCACATCTGAGTGTTCCTTGACTGCCATATTGGGTTCTTGCAAACCTTCGCGCTGTAGATACTCTCTAAAGTCTGCCAGTTTGGCATCACGATCAGGATCATTAGCCAAAGCTGCATATATGTTTTCTACGTTTTTGAGATTTTCTTTGGTGGCGCCTTGCCCCAGCAAGTATTCGGCCACTTGATTGGGATCCATGCTGACCAACTGATTGTTGGCTCTGCTGAACATACCATTGGCACCTACTTTGAGTCCCAGTTGCTTGGCAATAGAACTCATCAACACATTACGGTTCATGCCCTTGTAAGCAGAATTGGCGCCACCAGCATAGAAAAATGTTCCCCAATCAAGGTTAGGAAAAAACATAAAATCAGTCTGCACAAATCCTTGCGAAGGATCGCCGTTGATTGGGGTGCGCAGGTGTACTTCGCCTTTGGAAGCAACATACTGTCTTGGATCAAGCTTGTTGCGTTGGGCCCACTGTGTAAGCAATGTGGTCAACTGTTGTTTGCTGACTTGGTTGCTGTCCACAGCCAAATCAAGGTCTCCCGATGATGCTTTTTTACCAGTGCTGCCTAACCAACGCACAGATTGGCCTTGATCATCTACGTCTGAGCTGAAGTCAATACCAGTCAAGGCTTCGACCCACTGTATGGTGCCAGGTACGTCGGCTTGATTAATTCTTTGTGTGAGTGGTTGTCCTTGAGCGTCTTTGAAAACGTTGCCACCTTCCAGTAAAGTTTTCAAAGTTTTCATACGCCAAGTTTCTCCAAGGCTGCTTTCATGGCTTTCATTTGTTCCAGTTGATCTGGGTCACTAACCCTGGCTGTCTGCTTGCCAATCAGTACTTCTCCACGAGGCCCTAGTGTCACTGGTGGTTGAACCCCCGGGGTTGCCGCTGGGCCCTGAGACATAAATTCTTCTGCAATCTGAGCGTTCATGATAGTCCTGGCCATTTCTAACCAAGCCTGCTTCATTTGCTCAGGTGTTGAATTGGGATCAATACTGGCTTTGATAACTGCATCTTTGGCATCTGACATCCACTGTTTATGCTTTGCCCCTTCCTCGCCCTGCCAAGAATTTATGTTCTTGATGTTGAATCCCAGCAATGAACTCACATTGGCATCCAAGTCTTGTTCAACTTCTGGTGCTTTTAACTGTGAAGCATTGAGTGCTGGTGGCCTTGAGGCTGCCATTGCAGCTTTGAGTGTTTCCAACCAAGAAGCTTCGGCCTTGGTGGCCAACAATGCAACCTGTGGACTGTTAACATCAAATGCTGCATTGGCACGTTGCCCAGGGGCAACTGTACCACCGCCAGGAGTATTGGGGTTTGCGCCAGGCAGCAGTTTCTGAGTAATTGCCCCCATAAATCCTTTGCCCACTATGCCGGCTTTGGCTCCCACACTGCCCGGGGCTGCTTCGGTCACTGTTTTTTTACTGGTAATTTCATAAATCTGCATGAGTTCTCCTGACTGATCTAGCAAACTTACTGGTGTCACGTTGGCGGATTGCATTGAGTAATTTTCTTTGCAAATTTTCAGACTGTTCAGGTGTGTACTCTGCGTCAATTTGTTCCATTAACCGTATAGCGTTTTCGATCAAGGTCTTGGCTCGGTTTTCTATCAAAAGACGGCGATCACGCTCTACATAGAGTGATTCCAATTCTTCCAAAATACTGCGTGTTTTTTTCTGCATCGCTTGGGGGCCTTTGTATTATTTAGCGGATTTGGGTTAGCAATAAATATTGATAGTACGCAAGGATATTTTATGACCA